CACTGAATCTCATTTGATTACTCCCATTGTGATCGGCAGGTGTTCAGCCATCAGCGCCTTGATGCTGTCTGCTATCTCCCTATGCTCTAGTTGCGTATCGTCCTGCGTCCTGAGCTGCACGTAGTGAATCCAAGACCGTATCGTTCCGCTCATGTACAAGGTGGTTGGGCAGCAAAGCGGTAGAACCATTCTTGCAGTCTCCGCAGCGATACCGGCTTTGATTAGTTTGTTATATGTCCAGTAGCCACGGGATACGGATAACTCAGCATCCAAGATGACTCCCTGCATCTCGGCATCCAACTCTGCCCGCTCTGGCATCGGTTGGGAGCTTTGCCGATTAGTTGTACCAGCAAGCCGCATCTCGCCCAGTATGGGGAAGTCGTGAACCTCTGCGTACCGTTGGGAGAACTCTTGGAAAGAGAAAGAACGATGCCGCAGTATCTGCGGTGCAATAGCACGGGTGGTCTTGATTTCCACGCACATACTAGCCATTTCAAAGATTGACCAGTGACCATGTTTGATGCAGTACTTTAGTAGCCCTGACACGTCCGGGTTATCTTGGTTTGCAGGATTGCTGACCCTAGCGCAGTATCCGATGACCTGCTCCGCTTCCGGTGTGATCCAGATAAGTTTTGTCATCCGTTGTATATCTCCCAGTCGAAAGCCAAGACATCAGCACTACCGAATGAAGCCACCCGGCTGTAGTGCCGGTTACCAGCGCCATCAATGAGGTAAAGGCATATCTTGCCATCAACGATTTGAAGGAACCAAGCGGCAGCGTGGCGGCGTACCGTCATACCAGCCCGCAAGCGTTCAAGGGCGGAAGGAAAGCCACCGCCGGAAAGGTTCATCCGCTGGGCTTCAATGCTCTTCAGCTGCTCTTCAGTCCGTTCTTTCAGCCACCGGTTGACGGTGGTGTGCTGGAATCCTACAGCCCTTGCCGCTTCGTGGCATTTCATGCCTTCAGCTACGAGGGTCTCATACCGATCTAAAAGATGCTGCCGCTTTGCGCGGTTAGCAATCACCGATTCGTTTGGTCTACCTGCCATTATTTATCTCCTCGGCTTCCCTGGCTATCCGATCAGCGTAAGCGGTGTCCTTGGTAGCGGCATATGCCATGTACCAGAGCGCCTTGATGCTGTCAGCGTTAGCCGTCCCCTTGTGTGGGCAACGTTGCAGGTACTTGACAACGTTCCCTGTTGCAAAGTCCAACCCCCAGTCGTCAATGACGCTGAGGGCTTGAATCTTTGTAGTGCGGTAGTGCTGTTGCACTAGTCTTCGCCAAACGGATCCACGATGTCATCGGCCACGACTACGGCCTTTTTGAGGGGCTTTGTAGCTGCAACCTTTACCGGCTTGACTGTCTCGATGACGTTGGTAAGTTCCCCGTTCATCTTCTGGCGGGTGCCTACGACCACTTGCCATGACTTGGCTTTGAGCGCTTCGATGTCAAGTGCGGCAAACTGCGCGTTAGTCATGCGTCCAACCATGCCATCGAGCAGGATTGTAAGTTTCGCTTTCTCGTTCCCGTAGTAGGTCTTGGTGTACTGGATAAATCTAAATGGCTGGCCGTCATCGTCACCAACTTCGGTTGTTTCAAACACCCACTTAAAATTAGGTTCGAGAACGTTTGGATCGTCGAAGCTCTTACCCTGTACGGCTTCGCAATCAATGAGGGCGCAAATGTAAATGCCCTGCTCGGCTACGGAAAACTTTTTCCCGCTGCCTTCACTGTACTTCCCATGCTGTGCAAAGAATCCCATATCGTCAAACTCCTTGGGCTACCGCCCGGTCGTTGGCACTATTGCCACATCGTTATATACCCACTCAGTGGATATTGTCAAACACTTATTTATGACGGTACAAAGTTGCGACCCACTCCCTGTAATGGGCATCAGTATGCCCGCCTAAGCGGGCGGTACTGATTGCCCATAGGGGGTTTTCAAAGGGGGATTTATCCTATCGGTACAAGAGTACAACTCTTAAGCGTACCGTTTTTTGTACCGATAGATTTAGCCCACTTTTACCCAAGGACTACGAGCATAATCAGGGTCAATCTTTCGTATCAAACCCATATCCCGCATGGAGTCCAGGAACTTCAAAGCCACCTGTTTATTGTTGCCAATCACCGCAGCTAAAGAGCATTGAAGCACAGCGGATGAACCTTAGCGGCGGTGGCTTTCCTTCCGCCTTGGAGCGATTGCGGGCTGGCATGACGGTACGCCGACACGCTGCCGCTTGGTTCCTTCAAATCGTTGATGGCAAAATATGCCTTTACCTCATTGATGGTGCCGGCAACCGGCACTACAGCCGGGTGGCTTCATTCGGATCTGCTGATGCCACAACGCCATTCAGCCCAAGGTCACCGGCTACCCTTGCCCAGTCCTTAGTGCTTCCAGGGAGCGCCCTGCGTAGCAAGGTTTGCAGCTGACCAGAGCCGTAACCGGTTAGGTAGATGTCCCTAGACTGGCTGAGTGGCAGCGGTAGTGCCTGTGTCGGGTTGGCTGCGGCTTTACGGCCTAAGAAGCGGTCAAAGATACCCATGCTAGCAGTATCCCACAAAAAGAAAAAGCCCCCTTGCGGGGGCCTGTGGCGGTTCCTATCGTCTAGTCTCTGGTGATGTACTGAGTATCTACATCAAGTCCGAGTGCGTGATACTTAGCGATGATGGCTTTCGATTCTTCGTTGAGTCCACCAGCAACGTTGGACTGGAATCCTACGCTGCTTGTGTAGATGTAGCGGCGGTAGCTGTTGCGGCCATACTGAGCATAACCATCGAATACCGAGTTGATGTCTGCGGCATCGATGCCGGCCTTCTTAAGGTCTGTCTTGCGTGTGCTTGAAACCTTGATAACGTAAAAGTCGAAGTAATTTTCCATTGTTCTATCTCCCTGCTTGATGTATAGAATATACACCGCCCGTGTATATCTTGCAAGGGTATAGGGATATATATTTTAGACTGCTCCCCAAGAACGCTTTGATCCGCACACCTGCCAAGCATAAGCCAGAGCGTCTACCACGTCATCATGCCGACCAACCGGGAAGGATAGCAGCTCATCTTCAAAGTAAGCCGGTAGCCCTTGGCAGTGCATAACCTGTGATTGCTCGTACCGGGCTTCCAGAGGCGCAAAGCGGGTCACTTTGTCACGGTCTGGGCGTATCCCCCGGATAGGCAGTTTCGTGCGCCTTAGCAGCTCCTGCACGACAGCGGCTTGATACTGCACCTGCTCGATGCCGATCATAGATGGATTCCACTTAGCCGCCATCATCTCAATGAAGCGTAGCACGGAAGCAAAGTCCGCGCGGGTGCGGTTGATGTCTCTAACGTAGATCGTGCCATCTTCACCACGGGAGACAACAGCAACCCCGGTGTAGTCGGCTTCGCTCTTGGTGCTGATGGCAAGGTCAACCCCGATGTAGGTTGGTAGCCCTTCAGGGCAATCGCCGTACCGCAACCACTCCCGCTTGATACGAGCGCCCGCCGCATCGACAAACTCCGCTAGGTACTCTTGCCTAAACGCGATGCTCGGCAAAGACTCACCCGCCTTGCCTACCTCCTCCGGATCAATCCAAGGGTTAGCCGTGGTTGGCATCTGCCAGGACATCCAGTCGGCATCAGTAGCGGCCTGATTGTAGAGGGTTCGGAAGTAGTTAGAGCCTTTAGGAGTGCTGAGAAAGAACGCATCCCCTTTGAAGTCCGTCAGCGTTGGGCGTATGGCTTCCGTCCACGCTTGCTCTAGATGCCGTGCCATGGCGGCTTCGTCAATGATAACCCGCTTGTACTTACGACCACGGGCAACCGTGCTAGGGTCATCAAGCGTCCAGTAGTCAATAGCTGCGCCTGTTATCAGTTCAATGCGTGGTGCAGGTGTCTGCACAGCTCGCCGGATGACAGGTTGGTAAATGCGCTTATGATCGTTGTATGCCTCTTCTAGTAGCCTGTAGGTAGGTGCAAACCAAGCACAGGGCAAAGCATCTTTTAGGACAGGGTCAGATAAAAGGTTTCCACCGAGTGTAGTTTTCCCAAAGCGTCTCCCACAAGCAAGCACGTTGTACCGCTTGGCTTCCCGCAAGATAACCTTTTGCGCTTCATGCGGTCTAGGAAGAATCAGCCGTATATCAGGCATCTGGATTCTCTACGACTTCCCAATCATCTTGCAAGGTATCCCGCAGTGTGTTTTCAATGATGGTGTCTTCAAAGTGCTTGAAGTGGTACTGGGAACACGTCCACTCATAGAGTGTTTTACTAACTCCAAAGTAACCCTTGCGTAAGTAGACAGCATGGCCGGGCTTCCATTCTGCCCTGCGTACCCACTTGCCCTGCTCAAGAGCTTCTAGCACTTCAGTCCACGTCATGGTTTATCCGCATACTCCACGATGACCTTGACCGGGCTACCGTCTGCGCCGGTCTGTTCTACCCTGCTAGACCACTCCTGCTTGTGCTTCCGTTCAAGCCACCATGCAGCAGCCTGCCATGTTGTTTTAGTGGCATCTTGAATCACTGCAAGGTTGCGGAGTTCAGCTTCGCCCTCTGCTTTTTCTACTGCATCCGAAAAAGCCGAATGCTCTCGTAGCCAGTTAGCGAATGTATCTTGTGAAATACCAGCAGCAGCACAAGAAGCCCTGCGGGTGTTACCACCTCGCAGAGCATCTGTAATCTTCTCAACCGTTGCTGGCGTGTACTTGGTCGGTCTACCGTTTGGTTGCTGGTCTGCCATGTAGGCTCTCCTCAATTTCTTCTGTCGCTGCCCATACAAGGGCATCTTTCATCTGACGCTCACTGATGCCTTGCTGTTTCGCGCGTCTCTTCACATCAGCGTACAACCAGCGTGTGTACATCTCGTTGTAGACAGCCAAGCACCCAGCGCCCAGCAGGATACCAAGTGCAAAGGTAATCATTGAACTAAAAACCATTCCCCTTCTAGAATGTCCCTTAGGAACAAGCAAGCAACATCATATTCAGTGCATCCTTGATAGGGACTGTTTACCAGTGATCCGTTAGCTTCAATCCAATAGAATGCACCACCATCAGGAGCATTTGGTTCATCAATAGCCCATTGTCTGGTTTGCCATGTCTTGCAGGAAATAGACCATCCGGCTTTGTTCATAATAAGAGCTTCAATGCCTGTCATTGTTTCACCCATCCGCTCTGTGGATCAATGGCAACCAGTGCCCAATCAGTAGCAAACAAATCACCAGGGGATAGGCTCAACTCTTCGAGCTGTGTTACCCGTCCTTTAGGTCCGTGCAATTCAAAGATATTCCACAGTTCGGAATACCG